TAGGTAGGTTGTATGTACGTATAAGACACCATTAATGATACCGTTAAAACCATTAGGGACATTTATATAAAATTTAGGAAATATCCAATGAGTTGTCGTTGGTGGGTTAAATGCTATAATTGAAAGACATTGAACGTCTGAACGTCTTAACGAACGCTTTACCTTATTCCACTCTGCAAAAGTTGGTAACTCTTCACCTTCATCAGTTGAGAATATTGAATAACCTTCCAATGATTTAAGTTTGGCTGTTTGGTCTCCAGAACTTGTTTTTTGCCCTGTTACATCAATTCTACCCTCATTGTGTTTACATACATATTCGTTGTTCTTGTAATTGAAGAATGAATCGTAATTTAATAACTCTATACGTTCTTCCAATGCTTTATTTATACTCATATCAGTAGAGGACATTGTATAACGAGTTGATAAAACGCAATGATTATGATTTACTGCAGCCGTAATTTCAGCTATTGATTTAGTGTATGACTTTCCTGAATCCCGACCACCTGACATCAGTATAGTGTGTACTTTTGATAATTCTTTGAAGTATTTATAGTCTTTGTCCTTAGGTTTTAGCTTCCTCAAAACATCCCAAGAACGAATAGTATCGTTTAAGATTTTAAATTTCCTGCTAAATACAATCTTTGACATTAATCTTTGTAAGTGATTTCGGGTGGGTTCATTGATTCCCCTTTTGTTGTGTGGTCAATTTTATCTGCTGGGTAATGGCTTAATAATTTACCAACTTCTTTTAGTGCGCTAATCATGCTAGACCTATCTGTGATCTTTCCCGCCTTTGTTGGAATACCTTCTTCTTCTGAATTATTAACAACCCAAATGAATTTATTTACAAGTTCTTCATAGCTCATTAATGACTTTTCAGACTGTTCTTTTTGCTTAGATTTTACGTACTCAGATACCTTAGCAGTGCTTAGCAGCCTTGATGCGTTAACCATCGCCGTCTCATCCTTCTTTACATTAGTGTAAACTGACAAATAGGCACGTGTTCCATTCATACCATTTGCAAGGTATTCATCACAAAACTTTTGATGCCTGTTTGTTAATTTATTTTTCATCTTTCTTTTTTTTATAAGGAACAGTATAATTAGATTTATACCCTTCGCTATTAAGTTTAAATAAAATAACTCCAGCTTGATGACTTTGTTCGCAATCAGTGAAAGTGATTTTAGTTAGTCTGTTTTTGTAATCTTCTTTAGATTCATTTTCATTTTGATCAAGAATATTGTTGTTTGGTTTTCTCCACGCTAATCTTAACCTCTCAAATCTTTTCATAACTTTATTTTTTATCATTTAATTTTTTATAAGAAACCAATTTATTCAAAGACTTCCTTCTGTTGTTACATCCACAATTTTTAGGTACTAATTTCTTAATCCCTGTTTTAATAGTGAAATTCTCAATTGTGTCTCCTAGTCCTTCAGCCATAAACCTATGAATTTAAAATACTTAATACTTCTTTAATCCTATTTGAATACCCAACATCTGAATACTTCATAACAACCTCAGCATCTAGTTCCAAGTCTTTAGAATCCTTTAGATAATAAATAGCATCCTCTAGGCTACACGGACTATTAATAACAATATTACGAATTATGTCACTTCTTTTTTTATCGTAGAATACTTTTTCTAAGGTGTCACGTGTTAATTCTGGTTCTTTTTCCAGAGTATTACCACCTCTTAAAGCGTTAGTTAATCTTTCACTTACTTCTTTAGCTGTAGGTTTAGAATCTTCATATGAAAAGATTAAATCATTCAACTCTTTGAATAAATACTTATCAAAAATATCATCTACTGTTATTTTAGCTGTAGGTCTGGTTTTATAATGCTCTACCAAGTCTTTTTGGAATCTAGAATAGTTGCTTTCCATTCTGTTTGGTTTTCTCCATGCTAATTTTAATCTCTCAAATCTTTTCATAATCTTCTATTTACTTATTAACCACCAACACAATAGTATTGGAAGAACCACTAATATACGAAAATAAAACCCACTTACTCACATAGCTATGACTTAGAAAGTCATCAAATGGTAGTTTCGTATTGATTCCAAATATACAAAGTAAGTTGTCAATTACGTACAAAATATACGTAAACACGATAATAATAACCGCACGACAAAAATTTAAAAACTGTTTGTTAATTTATTTTTCATAATTCTCTCTTTTATTACTAAGGCCAAATAAAAATAATGCTTGGCTTAGGTCTTTTAATCCAATTACAGTTTTTTCAGTTTCTCCTTTTACAGAAATAAGTATTTCACTATTATCTTTACCTATCTCTATAACGCAATCGTTTTGTTTACATTCGTACATCATATTTTTTATTTTAAAAGTTTTATTTTATTATCAGAATATGAAAGGTATTTATTCATAAATTCAATACGGAATTTTTCAATAATCATATTAGATATAATTAAAAACGCTCCCTTAATTGCTTCTTTTACTATCCTTTTTTCATTGGACTCTATCCACTCGTTAAATGTTCTTTTTTTCATGATATATATTTAAGGATTAATCTGTGATATGTAACTATCAACTCTGTCCTCGGCTTGTTTATCAGTGCAGCTATTCATTTTCAATTCGTATCTAATCAACTGCTCTCTTTGCTCTGTTTTAGCATGCCCGATCATTAATTGTATAATACAATCAGTTGGTAGTTGGTTTTGTCCGTAGCCCTCCCTATATTCTTTAATATTTTCTTTTGCTCGTTCTATTTCTTTTTTCATAATCTTCTATTTACTTATTAACCACCAACACAATATTATTGGAAGAACCACTAATATACGAAAATAAAACCACTTACTCACATAGCTATGACTTAGGAAGTCATCGAATGGTAGTTTCGTATTAACTCCAAAGATAGATAGTAGATTATCTATTACGTACAGAATATAAGTCACTAAGACAATAATAGCCGCACGACAAAATATAAAAAACTGTTTTATTTTATTTACTTTCATGATTTCTTTTATTTCTTTTATTATTTTCCATCTTCCAATGATCACCTGTTGACCATCCTAAGCTCCTATCAATATCCTTCAATTTAGCATCGAGAATTGTTATTTCTTCTTTTAATTTACGAAATTGTCTTTTCTTATTGATTAAGTCGTCTGCTAATTCTTTATATTCATTCATGATTTATTTTCAATTAGAGTGTAAATTCCTAGTATTATAAATGATGAACAAAAATTAACAATGAACTTTTTAAATATTTCCATCTGGGTAAAACTTGGGTTAAATATCCAATAAACTACTGGAATTAATGTTAGTACTGCAATTAATATTGTTGTTATAGATTGTAACTTTTTTAATCTTTGTTCAGTCATTTTTTTATTTATTGATGCCAACGCTCAAAACGAACGCTAACAAGGTTTAAAATTCATTAAAACGAAATTTTACACAGGTCGTTACAGGCAATACTACTTTAGTACTTTCAATAATCTCTTTGCATAATTCGTTTGGTATCTTACTTCTATTGTATGATTCTTTTTTCCCTTGTGTTCCTGTTTTTGCTCCACGTCTTGCACTTTCGTGATGGCAATGCTTATCTATTATTTCTCCAGTTTCTTTATTGTATTTAAAGTTTTTACACATTGGTCTTGGTTGCCACGTTTTAGAGTTAGTCCATATGTCGGTTGGTTTTGCTCTATCATCTCCATACTTACAATACCATACTGTGTGCCTTTTAAACTCTTGCATCCACTTCATATGCCTTAACATACCTCTTGGGTTTTCAATAAAGAATATTAGTTTAGGGTTTTCAATTAACCAATCTTTTATTAATCCAATCCAATGTTGGTTTACAGTATCACATTTTATAGCATATTCGCTTTTAGGTTCTTTAGTATTTGTTCTATGAGTGCTACAGGCTGCAATACTATAAGTTGTGCAATCAGGAGAAGCCCAAACCACATCAGGAACAAAAGGAACATCCTCTTTTTTTAATTCTCCTATATCAATTGATAAATCTATATTTTCGTATGCAGTCCAATCTACACTAAAAACATTTAAGCCTTGTTTTTCGGCTTCTATTCCTACGCTTCTCGATCCTGCAAATAATTCTAATAATTTCATTTAATTAAGTTTAGTTCTGCACCATCAATTACCCTTGGTGCAGTAGGGTTTTACTTTCCATACACAAATCGTTAAGCTTCATTAAAACGAAAGCATAACAAAGGCTAAAAATAATTAACCCTTGTTTTGCCAACGCACTACTGCTAATCTGTGAAGTTCGCTTTTACAGCATACATACAGGCAGTTTCAATTTCAGTTTGTGCAATAGAAATCAATCTTTGCTTTTCTCCACTTACTTTTTCTGCTTGAGTTCCTACTGGCCGCATTGATTGTAGTAAGTCAATTAATTCAGCTGACTTGTTTTTAATTTTGTCTACTGTGTCATTCTTTGCAGGATTGAAATCTGCTTTCACTCTCTGTTGTCCTAATGTTGACATATTTATTTAATTTAATTTCGTACGATAATTTGAAATCCCCACCGCACACAAGGGTTAACTATCTTTAGCCTAACCGTCATTGTACACAATACTAAATGTATCGTACTTCAAGATCTTTTTTACCTTCTAATGCGTTTTCTGCATACTTCTCGGCTTGTCTTACCATTCTATCGTGGCAAGTTTCACCATCCTTTCGTTTATTTCTACTATCATGAATATTAGCAGTTATTCTCAAAGCCTCTTTTATTGCTTCTAATTGAAATTTGTAAATCGTTATTTCTTCCATTCTATTAATTTTTAAAATGAGTAGTTCTAAATCCGCCACTACTCATAGCGGATGCCTTTGTGAAAAAAGGCTCAAAAGACTTTCATCTCCACTGGGTGACACCCCAATGCTCGCCTTTAATCTTATGAATGTCTTTCACGAAGGTCTTGAAACATGCCCTTATCCTCAATGCTCTCAGTCGTAACCGAGTCATAAATTGATATTACCATATAGAATGCAGCCATGACCATTGGAGTAATTAGAAATATAGTTATATTCCACATCCACAGCATGAAGACAACACCAGCTACAGTAATAGTTGAAAATGCGATCCAATATTTTATCATTCTTTTCTTGTGCTTTTCGAGTATTTTATGTGTATCTTTTTCCATTATTTCAATGTTTTAAGTTCTTAATTTTAGCTTATTTTAAAGGTTAATCCACTTGGTTTGTGGGTAATCGTTACGTCACAGTTCAACTCCTCACACGTTCTTTTAACCGTATTAAATTTAATAGTGCCTTTACGCATGCCATCAAAGTAATGTGGCGGATTAGGTCTTCCAACCTTAGCAGACATTTCTTTTTGTGTTTTGACGCTCTCAAGCGCCATTACTTTCTTAACTGTTTTTTCTAAATTACTCATTTGTTTTTTGTTTAAAAGGGGAGTTTTTACGCTCCCCGTGTTGATTTTAAAAAGGCAAAGAATCATTATCTTCATCTACTCCTGGCGCAACTTCCTGCTTAGTTCCTGGTGCTGGTGCTTGTTCGTTATTCAATACTTTGATTCTCTGAGCATCTAAAGAATTGAAATATTTATCTTCACCTTGAGGATTTGTCCACATTCTACCATTTACGAAGAAACTAACTTCAATTTCATCATCATTTTTTACTACATCCAATAAATCAACTCTCTCTTGTGTTAATTGAAATTGAATGTCCTGGGGATAATTTCCAGAACCATCTGTAATTACAAATTCTCTTTTTTTGAATTTTTCCGTAATTTGTTCGGTATTCTTTTTTACCTTAATTTTTCCTGTGATTTTAAACATACTATTATTTGTTTATTTTGGTTTTTAAATCTTCAATATACTCTCTACCTAATAAAACACCTTCTTTTAATGCTTCAATCATTTTAGGGTCATATTCAAACTTAAATGTTTTAATACGTATTTCATCAGGCAGGTGGTCATAGTTTAGTTCTGCAAAAGCCTTGTCGTAATTCTCAATACTTGGCTCATCTAACTCATCTTCTTTTGCAAATTTCCACATAAGTTTATCTATTTGCTCTTCACTTCCATTCTCTAAGCAATATGATAATTCAGCTTTTCTACGACCTGTTAGATCCATGTAGACTTGTAACTGTGACACATATTCAATTGGTGGCTCAGTCATAAAGAAAGGGAATGTAAAGCAGTCCCAAGGTGTTTTCGCATCAATAACAGTATCTTCTGTAAGAATATCAGGAGTACCACAAAAGTATTCGTTTTCAAAATACTCCTCATTCTTAATCCCTTTACCAATTCTTTTGATTGAATAATCTTCCATTGAGTTACCACGTCTGAAATATTTCGATTCAATACGTTTAAATTTTCCCGTGAGTTCTGAAACAA